CTGAAACATTGCTCGGACCTTTTCCTCGATCTCCGGGGTGATGGTCGGAGGTGGATTTCCATTCAGACGGCTCAGGATGTGAGCACGGTGCTCGTAGTACTTGGACCGACCAAGCTTCTTCAGGATTTGACGCGTATCTTCCTCAGACAGGTCCGCAATATTGTCGATACGGCGCTTCTTGATCTCCAGCACAACCTCATTCATCACCTCTTCGGGAATAATGGTCGATTCCTTCGCCTGGAATTGATTAAGGATCTCATTAAGATGGTTAATCTTCTTGTATGCGTAGTTGTTCCGCTCTTTTGGCGGGTCGCGGAAGCTTGGGAAATCGCTCACCACAAGCGCATACTCTTCAGACCCGCAACTAGGGCACACCAAAATACCTTCCGAACTAATCTCTTCTCGCGCGACGTTACAGGCAGAGCAGTGTTCCGTCAGGAGCTGAGTCGCTTCAGGTCCGTTGGACAGCTTCATCCGCGCAACGTACTCGTCAAAGATCTGCTTCTTTGATAATCCGGCATCCACGGCGGGCGTATTTGCGACAAAGAATTTAAGGAAGGTATTGGTTTCTTTTGGGAGCGGGGCAGACTGGGAAGGACCTGACTCCTTCCCGTAATAATCCATCAGGATGTCCATATTTTTCATATAGTAATCCTCAACGGGGTTTGCCCTAGAAAGTTCCTGTTCTGTCTCGCGAATCTGCGAATCCACCTGGGAGCACTTGACAATCTCTGTCAGTTCAGTTGATGTGCTCAGCTTTTCACGTTGACTTCGAAGTTCAGCCAGTTTTGCTTGCAGTTCAACCTGTTTGGATCCCGAATCACGCAGACCCTGCACTTGTTCCTGATGGACTGAGTCCAGAGTCCCCATCGACGATCCGCTCCCTCCCAGCTCCCTCGTCTTTCGAATTCTGAAGACGTCCATTTACAAACTCTTCAGTTTGCTTCCTGAAGACTGGATTTGTAAACATACAAGGTCGTTGCCGTTTCAACAGTGCAAATGTTTGTTCATAGTTCCAACCATAATGTGTCGTAACGTAGGTCAGAGTCAGGAATGCTGACCGATTAATTCCGCATTGACAATGCACAAACACCGTGCCCAATCCGGGATCACGCAAAAACGCTGTCAAGACTTCTTCAAACTTTGGATACCAGTCCAAAATGTTCACATTCGCTGAGTCAAACGCATTCAACACCAAATAGTTATTTGGATAGGCATTTCGAAACCAAAAAGGCGAGTCATCTGGAAATGCACAGTTGATCACGTGTGTAATTTTGTTTTTGCTCCGAAATGTAGTTGTGAGCATCTCACCTGCACCAACCAAAATTCGTGAAGAAAACCAAGCAGGGGTCTGCTGGAGATACACTGGTCGGAGGAACATACTTCTTTAAGGTACTAATGTTTAACCGAAACGTTCGCGCATCTCTGCATACGTCATCGGTGTGCTCGTGTGCTCATCTACCGCCTTGAGTTGGTCTCCCAGACTCATATCCTTTGGAAGCGCCTGAAGTTTCACTCGAGCCACCTCCTTCTCTAGTTCTTCAACTCGTGTCTTCAGTGCGTCGATCCAAGTCATCAGCCTTCGGATTGCTTGTGCAGTAGTCTTGTCCATCTTGACTATAGATCATTTGTCAGGTCTAAATCTATTTTTACCAACACGTCTCCTTCTCGAGACGACGTGCCTGTAGCTCCTCGTTTGCAGTGGGAATGGTAACATCTTCCGGATTCAAAATGGACTTTGTCGGTGGCACAAACTCAAGGTAGACGTCAATATGGTAACCATCTTTCACCTCGTAGGTGGCTTGTACGTAGTTGCCGCAGCTCTTCTCGAACCGGTCCAGGACCATCTGTTCATTAATAACATCTTCCACCGAGATCGACATCGACTGGTTCAGCCGGCAATGGAGTGGAAGCTGAGTGAGAACGAAACGAGTAGACCGCCCGTGGTAGACAGCTTCCCAAAACCACTTCTTCAGGTTTACAGCCCGAGCGATATCCATCAGCTTAGTGTAGAGAGTATGTGCATAACGCTTCCGATCGGCCTTGGACTCATCGGCCGCCCGGAGAATGCAATCAATATCATTGTCGGAGAGGATTGGAGTCGTCATTCGTGTCTTGCACTAGGCTTTAGTGTCTGGCATCAAATTCATTTTATCCCAGGAAACTCAGCAGAAACACATTCAGGAGATGCGACACAACAACTGCTGCAGCTCCTAGCACTCCAGCGCCCTGCCACGACACTACACCACCCGACGTATATGCATTTGGGATATACCTCAGGAGGAGGTCACGGGGTGCGGACAGCGACAGCAGGACAGTGGCAAGGAAGAATGAGATATACAGCGTCAGGTTCGCCCACATCATTCGCATCATCGGAAGCGACGGCTTAAAAGAGGGCGCCATCTGGGTACGCTGGATGTGATCCGAGCCGGAAACACCAGCCATCGGAGGCATCGACTGAGGGAGTCCAGGCGAGGGGAGGAGGGCGTCAAGCGAGGTCTGGTCGTCCATTGTTTATGAAGGAGACACGATTTCGCACGTTGCATCTTCCACGCGATATTTGTAACATTTTCCATCGACCTTCACCGTTTTTGATTCGACATCCTTCACAGGCACACCAAGGAAGCGCTGTGTTGCATAGTTCCGGTGAAAGAGCAATACAGAGATCCCAAGCCCAATCACAAAAGAGAAGAAAGGACTTGCACGTTCGATTGCTTTTGTGATGTCAAGCATTACTTACTTGCGAGAAGATTGAAGGAGTCGGCTTCAGCACCACACGGTACCTCGATGGCGTTGGTACGAACACATCCCGTATCTGTGTGAAAAATGTCGTTATCATACGGCGTAGGCACTGCAATCTGCTTGCGGGTGGGCGGAATCAGACAGCACGAAATCAGCATACCGATGATCACACCGGCGGCAATCCACTCAAGATGGAACATTGTACTTACACGGGAACAACTTTTGCGCCCGACTTGAGTTCCATATACTTGAAGATGCCCAGTGCAATCGGTGTCATAATCAAGCCAGAATACGGGATCACAATAGCAATGGCTGTCAGAACATACGCAACAATCGTGTGTCCGGTCAGGATCAACAGGCGATACGTGGCACCAATGCTAAACACGTAAAGAAGTGTCATCACAATCTGCGATACGACGCTAAGAGATGCAAGAACGGTACCTGAAGGAGTGAAATCGGGCAGTTTAACTGTTGGTGCAGTTCCAAACTTCACTTTTTGTCCATCGGGAATCGCTACTGTCCTCTGTTGTCCGGTCTGGTCATCTGTATATGTAAGCGTTAACCTACGTCCAGTGATGATATTTGCCGACGACTGTTGCTCAGCCACTTTCTTCTGTAGCGAAGCAGACTCTAACTGGTTCGTCTGGAACTTGATACACTTGTCGTCTGATGCAGATCCACATATATTGGTTGCCTGTGTCTTGATATCAGCCTTCTCTGAATCAGACAAAGTTACATTCTTTGAGCCAGACAGCAGGTCCAGAGCAGGTACAAGCGTATTGTCGGCAACCAGATCGAGGTATCCTGGCTTTGCCTTGTCTTGCATACTTTGCGTAATGTCGGTCGTGGCGGTCTCGTCGCCCCACGTGGCTTGGTTGATCACGATACCCATTGTTAGTTAGCAAACACGAAATTCGCAAGACCAGACGTAATCCGGAGAAAGTTGATGGACTCCACGTAGCAACCCAGATTGTAGGTGTAGGCAAAGATGATGTTCTCGCCACCTGTGCTACGAACAACTGTAACCAATGTGTCCGGAGGGTACAGGAGGCTTCCGTCAGGATTTGTCAGTGCCTGTTGAGCTGCAGTAATCACAATTGGATTTGGTCCAAACACGCTCGACTTCAGAACGCACACAACCTGCTGGGCTGCAACTCCGGCTGCCGTAGGAAGAGGCTGTTGCAGAGTGAGGCGAAGAACGACCTTGTTGAACAGACTGCCGTTAATGGCTCCACTCGGCTGGTACAGATCATTGTTCAGCGCAAACGAGTACATATACACTCCCGGAAGGACCGGTGCATCACCCGTTGTGTGCTTGTACATCTGCAGAAGCGAGAAGTAGGATGTCGGCTTCAGAGAGAAGCGCTCCTTTCCATCAAGCAGAAGCTGTCCCTGGGTCAGCGGATCACGAGGATACACAGACGAAATCTGCTGCTGTCCACTCGAGTACAGGAAGGTCTGTGTCTCTGTTGAGTTGGTCACGCTTGAATACACATCGTTTGCGGTTCCGTTGGTTGTGAACGGTGCGCGCCGTGGATTATCCCAGTTCGTGTAATTGTCCCAGTCATTTGCCAGAATCTTATCGGATCGCTGGGAAGACCAAACCATTCGAGTCACCAGATTGAAGAAGGGTATCTCAATGTCCGAGTTGCCGCCGTATTGACCGGTATTGTTGACATAGGTCACTGTCTTCACCAAGAACGTCTGATCAGCCGATGCCAGCTGAGCCATCTCCATCTCCGTCAAGTAGATGAAGTTGCCCTCCAGATACGGATCGGGGTAAAAGGTCGTCAGGGCAGTGTTGGATGACGTGCCGTCCACGTTCGGCGGGCTCAGGAATCGACCGATCGCATAGTCATTCGTGTTCGGGCGGATGCGCTGTCCAAACGTCGTCGACAGAGGATTCACGTCAACGATTGTATACAGCTGGTTCAGGGGACGGTAGGTGACATTGATAAACACATCGGAGTTCTGCATCGACACCAGTGGAAGTGCCATACCAGGGTTCTCGCAGAACCAAAAGTGAAGTGGGATCACCAGCTGGCGAGAACGGATCGAGGGCTCGGGAACCAAGGTGTTCGGGATTCCACCGGGCTGGACCAGAGGCACGACTGCGTGAGGATACTGACCCAACCGGTCATATGCATTCGCCGGATCCTTGAGGGCGTCGACATGTCCAACCATCTCATCTACAATTTTGCGCTTGTTGGGATCGTGTGTCAGGTAGGAATAAAACTTGAGCCACTCACCTGTAAATGTCTGCAGAACCTGTCCGTTCGCCGTGATCTCGACGTGATCAATCAGGTTGTAGCCGATATTCTCGATCCACTTGAACTCGTAACCGATCGAGTTTGAGCGCTGATCATATCCCGCCGGCGGAGTCGCTGTCGGACCGAGATAGTGAAGCGGCGACCAGATATCGGGAAGGGTCAGGACCAAATACGTATCGTGAAGCATCTGTGCATAGCGGTCAATCCGACACTGAATCGTCCGTGTCGTTGTTTGTGCGAAATCCAAGTTGGAGCTCGTAAACGTCATTCGGATTGCCTCCATTGCAAAGTTTGTGTGTCGCCGATAGACTGCCCGAAAATGCGTCATAGACGGGCTTCCATTAACGAGTTCGTTCTGGGCTCCAATTGCCACCAATTGAAGTAGACCTCCAGGCATATTGTGTTAGTAATGAGATTAGACTAAATAGGTGCTGGTCGCAGTGTTCGCGGGGACGCAACACGCTGATGTATAGGTTGTTCCCAGCGTTGCTGGGTAATAGGCGTTAATACCCATTCCACCCACGAACCGAGTGTACTGCTGGGACTTGTTGCCAAGAATAGCAATGTACTGGGTATTGGAGCGACGCTTCTGCGGAGGAGGAGCCGTCGCAAGGCTTGCGGCAATGATCTGTCGCTTCTTCTGCGTAATATAATCCTGAACGTTATTGACCTGCATTTGTGATTTACGGAGAGATTATGTATTTATCATAATGCGATTTGTTCTTATCAGCACGCACGTAGATCAGACCACGGGGTACTCGAAGGTTGTGTATAACCTCCTGGGACAGCTCTCGACGTTGGCTCCCGCAGTGAAGACGTATCACTTCGGATTTCAGCGCCTTCCTGCACGCACGAGTATTCGCACGGTCCCGAAGGGTGTGATTGCCTACGACGCAGCTGCAAACGAGGATCCGAAGGAGGAGGGTTTTGGATTCAACAAGATCCACGAGTATCTTGAGATGGTGAACCCGGATGTTGTGATGATCTACAATGACCCGCTCATCATCCACCGGTTTGTGGAGGCGATGAAGTTCAACAAGGAGACATCGCCGTACAAGCTGTGGGTGTATGTGGATCAGGTCTATGAGGGTATTGCACCTCCTCTGATCGAGACCATCACGAAGAATGCTCACCGCGTGTATTGCTTCACACGGTACTGGGCAGACATCTACTCCAAGTATGCTCCGTTCCCGGACATCCGTGTTCTGGAGAATGCTGTGGACACGACCATGTTCTCCAAGCTTTCTGGTTCGGCGCGTATGGCAGTTCGTGCAACAATGGGAATCCCACCCGAGGCAGTTCTCTTTGTCAATGCCAATCGCAACAGCCAGCGCAAGCGTCATGACCTGGCAATTATGGGATTTGTTGAACTGATCAAGCGCGATCCGTCCAAGCCGTACTACTTTATGATTGTGACGGGTCTGAATGGGCAGCAGGGTGCATACTATGATGTCAGTCGTGTGTATTCGACGGAGATGCAGCGCCAGGGTCTTGATCCGAATGATTTTGCCAAGCGCCTCCTGCTTGTGGATACATCAGCAAAGCCTGTCCCAGATTCGTCGATCAACGAGATCTACAATGCCGCAGATATTGGCGTGAATACGTCGGATGG